ACTCGGATTCTATCAAAAAGCAACTACTCTCCTCTCCGTAAAGTTTGACTGGCCCCTGCCCCACAATGGTTTCCTGACGGGGTGGGAATAGACTGCCCGTCATATCGCGCTGTGAAAATTTATTCATCAAACATCTCCTTTTGTGTTGTGTCATCTGGTTTGAACGGAATATCAATCAGGCGGTAATCCCTGCCGCCTGTTTTGGATTTGAAAACCTCGCCCACAGGGTTGAGCGTAGCAAGCAGGGACGGACGAATAGTCATGGTTTGACCATTGTGACTAATGATAATCCCGCCAGCTTGCTTGCCTTGTTCCAGTTCGTAATCGCGTATGCTTACGAACTTGCCCTGCCATAATTTATTCTTGTGCAGTGTCAGCATATCCCAAGTGCTCCTCAAGAAATTTTATACGCCTTGTTTGCTTTACACCAGCGATTGATGAGTCCGCACGAGTTTCCTCAAGCGCACGTTTCAAACCAGAGTAGTTTCTGTTGGCTAAATCGGTAAGCAAATCAGTATTCAGAAAATTTTTGTTTTCGTCCTTAGTCGCGGCACGATACGCATAACAAAAATCCTGAACACTCTGCACGACCTTGCTGGTCGTTGGAGTAATATAAATATGATATGCCTCTGGCGGCTTGTTATTTGCGTGGTCGGATTGCGGCTTTGAGGTGTATTCCTCCTGTACAATGAGCGCGTCATTATCCTCATCCGACCCGACCCCGCAAGCCAAGGCCAAGGAATACCGCCGCGCATAGGTCATCGCAGAACCAAAGGCATGAGGCGTCACCCGTTCTGCTGGCACAAAAACAGGGCCGCAGTGGATTTCCGAGCCGTGCCCCATGAGCACAGTCTCGACTTTTGCGCCAGACTCGCAGTCGTGGGCAATCTGTTGCCAAACGATACCATGCTCCAACAGGGTAGCCGTAACGGCGGTCATTACCTGTTCCAAGGTTGCGTATTTTGTTTTGTACCTACCGTGATCAGCAGTCGCGTTTTTAGTTGGGTTTTGAATTTTGCTTTTGGCTTTTGAAAGCTCGTAAACAAGCATTGCAGTATTTTGAGTCATTTTGGGTCTCCGAAAACTCTATTGAAAAATTGCATCTCCGACTCACCCACACGCCAATCGTCTGGGTTCGGATGGTAGTACAGCCGAATAATCTCCTCTGTGTCCTTAGACAGAGAGAGAATATTTAGCATGTTTTGTACGGCTCTTTTTACACGGTTGATCCCCGCCGCATGGTCAACCTTAAAAATAGTCATTCCCTTCGGGCTGGTATAGTAAACCTCTGCGGGAAGCCCCAACGCTTCTTGATAGATTGCCGCTTGCATGTTCGCGGCGGCATCAATTTTGTTCGTGGCGACACCTTTGCTTTTAAGTTCAATTATCTTGTCCTCACACACCATGTCCACATAACCGATTATGGGCACTGGGATATCGGGTAGACGTAATTCTATCTTGCGCTCCGCTTCCAACACCTTGTCAGCCCATGAGCCGCAAAGCATCTCAGTCGTAGATGTGACGATTTTGTGCTCCCTCACCGCCGCACTATCATCGGGCGCGATGCCAGATTTTTTCAGTTCTGTTTTGTAGGTTTTTTCTGCCGCAAGCGTGGCAACTTCTTTGTCGCCCGTGGTGCCAAGAATCTGCGCCGCAACTCCGATAGCTGTGCCGCGAAACGCGCTTGCGCCGACAGTCGCCTTATATCCCGCTACTCGTGCCAGCCACAAAGCCTGACTGTGGATTAGAGTGTTGATTTGCCCAGCGGAAATATGGTCAACGCCGTGCCAGCTAAATGGGTCATTTGAGTTCATTTGAGTCATCCTTTGTTTCGGTGAAGAATAATGATTGTTCTTAATTAGTCAACACAAAATTTTGATGGTATAAATATTTTTATACCAAGCGGTAATAAGCAAGGGCCAGATGGTCGGTAAAATATGTGGAACCAATATCAGCAGGGCTGGCGGGAATTGCTCTGGTAAAAAAAAGCGCAGAGATAATTTCGCAATCATTAGATACTGCAAGCTCCGTATCTGATTTGGCTGGCGCGATTGACGGACTTTTTGCGGGTGAGCGTCAGGTGCAAAAAGAAAGGTTTGGCGATAAATCAATAATTGGGCAAACAAAAGACGCCGCACATTCAGTGATTGACGCCAAGCTAGCACAGGAAAAACTCAATGAAATCAGTATCTTAATAGATAATAGATTTGGTTACGGCACGTGGCGGCAGATTGTGGCGGAGCGTCAAAAAAGAATCCGCGAGGAAAAAGAAAGAATCGCGGAGCAAAAACGCATTGAGCGGCGGAAAAGAGAGGAGCGAAAAGAAATTATGATGATCGGCGGTGCGGTTGTCGGCGGTACAATTTTGATATTAGCCTTGTTTTTATTGTTTGCGTTTCTAGCCAGGTAGATAATGAAAAACAAGAAACTAGAAACGGGTAGCAGGTATGAAAAGCATGATCTGGACGGGGATGGGATTGTGACTGACGATGAGATTGCGCGTGAAAAAGAAATGATAGAATTGGAGCTACGGGAGGAAAAGGCGAATGCACAGCAGTGGATGGCGTGGGTCAGCATGGGAAGCATGCTCGTTTTTACAACAGTCCTTTTTCTACCTGTGGTTTCTACCTCTCGTGTCAATGCTCTTGCTGATCTTCTTGGTTTATTCTACATTGCACAGGCTGGCGTTGTGGGTGCATACATGGGTGTATCGGCATGGATGAGCAAAAAATAAAAAAGATTTTTAAGTACCAAGGTCGGTCAAACTGGCTCAAAGCGTATCACAAGAAACGTAGGGATGAGGCCCTAAGAAAGAAAATCCAAACACCCAAACGCGATTAGTGCGGCAGTTTGTCGCTCAATCCCCAAAAATACAAGGTCTTTATATTATTACATAAAATAATTTAAAATGTTCTTGACAGAACAATCATAATTTACTAACTTACAGATATTGATAAAGCATTACTCAAGGATAAGAACCGATGACAAAAACCTACACATACAAACTGCGCGGGGGCAGTCTCAGAATTACCTCGCTCCAGCCAGCCAGTGAAGCGGTGATGCAACAGCGCATCGCCGATGCTCGGCGCGTCCAACCGCATCTAGATGACATCGTTATTCGCTCTGGACTTGAACGAGAGGAACGGGCGGAGGTTTGGGTCAACAGTCATTATCAAATCAATGTTTACAGAGGCCATGATGCAGACGAGCTAGTGCATGTTGCTGACTTGCAGGGCAGGTGCACATGGCTGTCGATAAAACGCCGTGACAAAAAGCCCGTCAACTCTTGGCAAGATTTTCAGACAATCAAAAATGTTTTGGTTGGCGTAGGCTGTGACGCGATGCAGATATATCCCGCCGAAGAACGCTTGATAAATACCGCAAACCAGTACCATCTGATTTGTCTGCCAGAGGACACTGCATTGCCATTTGGTTGGAAGCGCAGGGTCGTTGTGACGGAGAGCGGCACTACCAATGGTGGGGCGCGACAGGATTACGGAGGCTTAAAATAAGTGACATGCGGGGCGGTATATAATTAAATACTAAACAACGAACAAGGGGACTGATATGAGTTTTGAAGCTATGCGGTGGGCAAGCGAGCAACAGGCTGGCGCATCAATCAATAAACTGCTGTTGCTTTTACTGGGCAACTACTCTGATCAGAATTACGAGTGCTTTCCCTCTATTGGGAAGCTGGCGAAAATGGCAGAGGCCAGCGAGTCCACCATCCGCCGATCACTACGCGATTTAGAGGCGCGAGGGCTTATCAAAATAAACGAGCGTTTTCAGGCTTACGGCGATAAGCACCGCCAGACGTCAAACACCTATATCTTGCAGACGGGGTGTCAAATTGACACCCACCCCCCTGTCACCATGACACCCACCCCCCTGTCAAATTCGATAGGGGATATAACCAGTCATAATAACCAATCAGAATATACAGAGGACTTTCTGGATTTCTGGGGGGCTTATCCAAAGCGGCCTAATTCATCAAAGCGCAATGCTTCAAAGAAATATAATATAGCCATCCGAAAAACCACACCCGAAGAAATACTCAAAGCAACAAAGAAATTTGCAAAAACACAAATTAACACAGAGCCTCAATTTATTCCACATGCCGCTACATGGTTACACCAAGAACGCTATGCGGATATCATGGAGGAACCAACACTCAAAACAAATAGAAACAGGATTGCGGGATAATGAATTTATCGGAACAAGGAATTAAAATTAAAACCAATAAAATAGGAAATCACAAGACTGTGTGTCCTAAGTGCTCACATACCAGAAAGAAAAAATCCGACCCATGCCTATCTGTAAAACTAGACCCCCATGGCGGGGCTGTGTGGAAATGTCATAACTGTGGATGGGCTGGTAGTAACAAGGTGATTTATACATCAGAAACCACTAATAGCAGGGCAACTGGAACGGCACCAACATCTCCTGTTCGTTCACCAAAGCCAATAGAATTACCAAGGAAACCGACCAAAGACGACAAACTTTATAAATGGTTTTTAGCGCGAAACATAGGCCGCATGACTGTTGATGCATTCGGTATTTATAAAACTGAAATGTATTTTGGTGATCGCATGGAGTCTTGCATCGCATTTCCTTACTTTCGTTGTGATACTCTTTTTAATATCAAATATCGGACTGCAAATAAAAATTTCAGACAGGAAAAGGATGCGCGTAAGCAGTTTTATATGTCGAAAGAGCTTATTTTAAGCGACCAAAAAGAATTGATTATAGTAGAGGGTGAAATGGATGTGCTGTCGTTGTATCAGTGCGGTTTCAAAAATGTTATCAGTCTGCCAGATGGCGCACCGCAGAAAGCAGAAATGCGAGCGGACGATAAGCGGTTTCAGTTGTTGGAAACATTGCCTTTAAATACGCTGGAAAAGGTAATCATCGCGGTAGACATGGACGAAGCTGGGCAAGCCTTGGCGACAGAGCTAGAGCATCGGCTGGGTAAGGACATTTGCTGGAGGGTAAGCTGGCCTGATTCTCAAGATGTTACCTGTAAGGATGCAAACGAAACTTTGATGACGCACGGCACCAGCGTGGTGTTGGAGTGCATAGAGAACGCGAAGCCTAACCCGATTGCTGGCGTGTTTAATGCGAATGAATATATGGATGGGGTGTTAGACCTATATTACGGGCGCACTGCAAAACCCCTATCAACGGGGTTCAGTCAGCTTGATGAATTGTACAAGGTTATGCCAGCGACCTTCCATGTTGTTACTGGCGTTCCCAACCATGGTAAGTCAAACTTTCTTGATCAGATAATTATAAACATGGCCGAGCACCATGATTGGAAATTTGCGGTCTTTAGTCCAGAGCATAGCACTCAACAGCACCTGCGGAGGTTGGTAGAGAAGCGCAACAGGAAGCCGTTTGATGACGGGCCGACAGCAAGGATGTCTGAGGCAGAGTTGCGGCGGGGCATGGACTGGCTCGATGGCAGTTTTCATTTTATCGAAAGCGGCGACCACATACCGACTATCGATTACATCTTGGACAAAGCCAAGCGCATCAATCTTTTGCACGGAATTAATGGGCTGGTTATCGACCCATTCAACAAGATTGATGCAAGCAGGGAGTCGGGCAAGCGGGAGGACGAGCACATCCGTGACCTGATCTCCAAGTGCCAACAGTTCGGAAAATATTACAACGTGACCGTCTGGATGGTGGCGCACCCCCATAAGATGTACCGCACGGACGAGGGGATTATCCCACCGCCTGACCTGTACCAGATAGCGGGGTCGGCGCATTGGAACAATATGTGCGATGTCGGCATAGTGGTGCACCGAGACTTTGAAACAAACGAGACACGGGTAATCATGCGGAAGATCAGGGAGCAGGGCGTGTATGGAAACATCGGGGAGTGCTTTTTCACGTTCAACACAACCACCCGTTGCTATGAGCAAGTTGTATCAAGTGGTTATTGATGGTATAAGAAACATCCTTGTTCGGACTGGGGCGGGTGTGTCCTCTTGCGCTCGCCCCTTTTTATTGCAGAGGCATTTGGAGACAGGCAAAACATATAATCAGATGAAGGCACTGAAAACGTGAGTCGCATAGCTTGTCAAATGGCAGAATACCAATTAAATACAGAATAGGTATTTTTTATGGACAAAACTATGGCGAAAAGAGACATACGGCAAATAAAAGAAAAAATAAAGCTAGAGTTCATTCAGGGTGTTATTGAACAAGAGGGCATTCGGACTTATCCAAGTATGCGCGAACTGTCACGCAAATACAAAACAACCCCAAACACAGTTAGTCGCTGGGCCAAAAATGGCGATTGGATTTTGGAGAGGCAACGCTTTCAGAATCAATTAACTGAAAAAATCGGGCAGAAAAAAGCAAATAAAATGGCAGATAGGGTGGCAACCTTTGATCAAAATTGTTTGACAATAGCCGATGGGATAATTCGAGAGGTTGGCAGACGATTACAGAGCAACCTTGCTGTATTACAAAGTGACGACAAAACAAAATCCTTGAAGGTTTATGAACTCAGAGATTTAAGCCAGATTGCCTTAAATGGTCAAAAACTCGGCAAGGTGGCTTTGGGTGAAGCATCGGAAATCCATAAAGGGACGTTAGACGTTGATGGAGACGAGTCATTTAAGCGAGCTTTACAGCAATTACGAGCGATGCGAGAAGATAGAGCAAAAAGCCACCCTGCGGTTCATTAGCAACTGGGGGGCGCAAGCGCGTGATGCACAGATAACTCCAACAGGTAATTGGAATACTTGGCTCATATTGGCTGGGCGCGGCTGGGGTAAAACCCGCACGGGGGCGCAAGATATAATTACTTATGCGTTAGAAAACAAAGATGTGGTTTGTGCGGTTGTAGCCCCTACGTTTGGTGATTTAAAGCGCGTGGCTTTTGGCGGTGTATCTGGTATTATGTCATTGATACCCAAAGAGTGCTTAGTGGGCGGCAGTGGTCAAGGATACAATTCAAGCAGTCAAGAAATACGCCTTAAAAACGGATCAAAAATAAACGGATTTAGCGCACAGGAGCCAGACCGACTAAGAGGGCCGCAGTTTCATAGGGCTTGGTGTGACGAGCTTGCGGCGTGGCGGTATCCAGAGGCATTCGATCAGCTATTATTTGGGCTACGGCTGGGTGCTAATCCGCAATGCGTAATCACGACAACACCCAAGCCAACCGATCTGATACGCAATCTTTTAGAGCGTGACGATGTACATATCACCCGTGGTAGCACATTTGACAACGCCGCTAATCTAGCTCCGTCTGCCCTTGCCGCCCTAGAGGAGCGATACGCTGGAACGACTCTGGGGCGTCAGGAATTGTACGCAGAGCTTGTGGAGGACGTAGAGGGTGCGCTTTTCAACCGTGTGGACATAGAGCAGACAAGAGTAGCAGAAGGACATTTGCCAGAGATGATCCGCGTGGTAGTAGGGGTTGACCCAGCTGTGACCAACAACGCACATTCGGACGAAACAGGCATCATTGTTGCAGGGCGGGGCATTGATGAGCGGCTATATGTGATTGATGACGTTTCTCAAAAGAATACACCAGATGGCTGGATGCGAGAGGCGGTCAGGGCATATTACAAGCATCAGGCCGACAGGATAGTTGTAGAGGTCAACAACGGCGGCGACCTAGTAAGCAACCTTTTAAACACGATTGATAAGCATGTGCCGCTACGCTCCGTAAGGGCAACGCGAGGCAAAATGATACGAGCAGAGCCTATCGCCGCTCTGTACGAACAGAAAAAGGTGTCACATTGCGGAATATTTGCTAAGTTGGAAGAACAGATGTGTTTTTATTCAGGCGATGGGAAGTCGCCTGACCGATTGGATGCTCTAGTGTGGGCATTGACAGAACTTAGCCGATCAAGTGGTCAGGCCATGTGGAGAGTGAGTTAATGGCAACATTACGAGAGCGAGTAGCGCAGTTTTTTCGTGGGCAGTCTACGGAACGCAAAGAGTTTCCAATGGTCATGTATCAAGGTGTTGCGGCGTATAATTCCAGTAAGTACACCTATCAACGACTCTCACAAGAGGGCTATCAGCAAAATGCAATCGTTTATCGGTGCATCAATGAGATTGCTAACGGTGCGGCGGCGGTCAAGTTCAAGGTGTTCGATGGTGATACGCAGATTGAAAACCACCCGCTTGAGGTTTTGCTAAACCGCCCCAACCCACAGATGGCTGGGTCAGAGTATTTTCAAGCCCTTTATTCTTTCCTTTTGCTACACGGAAACGCCTACGCTTTGCGCTCTGATGTTAACGGTAGGCCAGTGGAGCTACACACACTGCGCCCAGACAGAGTGACAGTCACACCCAGCAAGACCCAGATACCCGCAAACTATCAATACAAGGTGGGTGGTCAGGTGGTCGCCAAATATGATGTAGACCAAGAGACAGGCGCGTCAGAGGTCAAACATATAAAATTGTGGAATCCGCTTGATGATTATTACGGGCTATCTCCGATTAGTGCGGCGGCAGTGGACATTGACCAGCACAATCTAGCGGCACGACACAATGTCAACCTGCTCAACAACGGCGCAAGGCCATCTGGTGCAATCGTATTCAAGCCGAAAGATGACGCAGGGATGCCTGTACAGTTATCGGAGTCACAACGCCAGCAATTACATACAGATTTAAATGCAAGATTTGCTGGCCCTGACAACTCAGGCCGAGCCATGCTCTTAGAGGGCGACTTTGACTGGAAGGAAATGGGGCTGACCCCTAAAGATATGGACTTTTTGGAGCTGA